GCCTGAACTAGCTGGCAACATTAGTTCGTCTATTAGGTTGGACTCTCAGTCTCCGTTGTTGGAAAACTTTGTTCAGGAAATAGTGCCAGAGTTTATGAAAAGCCACATGAACTCTTACGGCCCACCTTGGCGTGTTACACTCAAAGAAGGTGAGGGCTTTAACCTAGAAAGCCTCTGGGTCAACTTCCAAAAGAAACATGAGTTTAACCCACCGCATGACCACAGTGGTGTGTACAGCTTTGTTATATGGATGCAGATACCTACGTCTTATGCAGAGCAAAAGAAACTTCCTATTTGTGCAGAGTCAAATGCAGACAACCATATAAGTAACTTTGCATTTAGCTACACAAATACATTGGGCAAGGTGAGTACCTTTGCCTACAATATGGAGAAAGAGGCAGAAGGTTACATGGTTATGTTTCCTGCACAGATGCTTCATCAAGTATTCCCATTCTATGAAAGTGATGGGGAGAGAATATCTATCTCAGGTAATATCAATATCGAAACTCTAAAAGGAAAAGATGATGAGTAGAACAGCAGAAGAAATTACACAAGCTCATGCAGCTTGCTTAGGTGGAACAAGCACGATCAACAGTGTCATTGCTACACATAATAAAGGCTCAGATGCCACAAGTGCAGACTTTGGGCATGACATGACACATGACGAAAAGAAAGCTCGTGTGGAACGTAGTGTAGGCTATTTGAAACACCAGAAGACTTTTAGTGATTGGGGTTCAGAAAGTTTCACAGACATTGACGCAGCTATTTCTGCTGCTGATGCGTTTACTGCTTAATTTTAAAGGAGGTCAAAATGGTTAAGAAAAAAACAAACACCGTTACGATCAATGGCGAAGACCATAACGTAGATGACTTAAACGAAACTCAAATCACCATGATAAATCATGTTAGTGATCTAGACCGAAAAATAGGTTCCACAAAATTTAATTTGGATCAACTACAAGTCGGCAAGCAAGCTTTCATCCATATGCTAGAAAACTCGTTAAAATTACCTGAAGATACCACGTCTGAACTAACTTAAAACGTAAAGTTTTACTTGTTAAATATAGCAAAAACTGTTATAATTAGCACATCCCCACAAAACATATCAGGCCGTCAATTTGCTAAAAAAAGCAATTCTAGATGCACTGTTTTTATTTAATCAATCTGAGTATCATCAACAGTACAGTTTGGTTGATTTTAACACTTTCTGCATCTTCCCTCTTCTTCGTAACAGCGCCCATATTTTCTACGAGAATGGAAAACCTGCGGGGTTTTCCTCTTGGGCCTGGTTCTCAGACAAAGAAGCTGAAGACTTTTTAGCAGAGCGCTGGGTGCCGTCTGAAGAAACGTACAGACGATCCGCAGGTGACCAGTTCTGGGGCATTGAATTTATAGCTCCATATTACCCTTCAAAACGTTTCATTCGATACATGATGTTTGAAACAAGACGGCTGGGAACAGGCATCACAAACTCAAAACAATTAGTCCACTGGCGGCGTTTGAAAGCCCCCTACAAACTCCATCGAAAGGATATTTAAATGGGCGGTAAGACAACAAAAAATTACATCACTAACGAGTACATTACCAAAACAGGTCTAGGTGATAGTCAGTACTCAGGAATAATGGGTGGGCAAGGTGCAATCACTGGCAATCAGGCAGCTATAACTTCTGACATTAGCGCTTTGCAGACAGGCCAAGATACCGGCTTTGGAAATGTGCAAACCGGCTTTGATAATCTGAACACGTCTTTAAGTGCTCAGTTTAATACTGCAGATCAGCAAAGAAATGATTATGCCAAAGCTAATGCTTATGCACAGCAATACCTAAACGATCAGGCAATTGCCCGTGAAGGTTTAGCAACAGACGCCCGTACTCAAATTGGTTCAAACATTACTACTGGCTTTGAAGACATGGGTGGTCGTTTCGACACCGTTGATACAAATGTTGGCAACGTCCAATCCGCAGTCAATCAGGGCTTTGTTGATCAAGCGGCTGGCTTTGCAGATGCACAGACCAACCGTGATGCACAAGCACTCGCTGCACAAACAGATCGGGATACTCAATTTGCAGCTACTGGTGCTGCATTGGATCAAGGCTTTGCAGATACTGCTACCGGACAAAGCAATATCTTAGGGGGGCAGACGGATCTTGGAAAAACGCTAGGTGAGATTAGTACAGCCCAAGATACATATGCGGGTCAATCGTTAGAAAATCAGGCGGCAATGCAGTCTGGCATAGATACCGCTGCAAGCACCTTCGACACTTACGTTGATCGATATGGCGAAGATCAAAGGCTGGCACAAGACAGCCGAAATGATTTAGCTACGGCACAGGCTAATTCTGCCCGTGAAATTCAAAAAAACATGGCAACTTATAATGACGCAACAGGCCGTGATTTATATAAATTGTCTGGCCAACTTACATCAGTGCAAGATCAACAAACGTCGGCGGCAGCTAAAATGGCCGCTAACGCCTCTCAAATGGCCAACATCGATGACAATACGAGAGCAAATTTTGCCATGCTTGGGTCATCGTTCAACGATGATGGAGCCTTAATCTCTTCATCCGTTGATCAAAATGGAAACACAACTCAGCGGGATTACGACCAAAGAGGCAACATTGTTTTCACAACCCTTGATCGAAGCGGCAAACAAACTGGCCAAAATGCAATAGCCATTGGCCCAGCGTTACGAAATCTTCAAGCTCTTCAGCAAGGCGGTACAGCCGCAAGCAGCGGTCTTGCAAGCCCGTTTGCACAAACCTCGTAGGAAAAAAATGCACCCACAAAAAATATCAAAAGACGGTATCGAACTTATCAAGAAGTTTGAAGGTCTACACAAAGTCAAAGACGATGGAATGGTTCATGCATATCGCTGCAGTGCTGGCCGCTGGACTTGCGGATTTGGGGCCACAAAAGGCGTCAGATCAGGCGTTAAGTGGACTAAAGAGTACTGCGAAATGCGTTTGATTGAAGACATTGAAGAGCATGGCGCTGCAGTTAAAAAGTATGTACATGTTCCATTATCGCAAGGCCAGTATGATGCCCTGACCTCCTTTGTGTTTAATCTTGGCGAAGGTAACTTTCGTAGTTCCACACTCTTGAAGAAGCTAAACCAAGGGCTGTATGATGACGTTCCTGAACAAATTATGCGTTGGAATAAATGCAGAATTGATGGCAAACTTACTCCCTTGAAAGGACTTACCCGAAGACGTTCTGCAGAGGCTGCTATCTTCTCCAGAGATGCCCTAATGCCTTCTGATGAAGGTGGCCCAACAATGGCGCAAAAGCCTTCTGCAGCGGCCCCAAAGCCGCTGACTAAATCCAAAACAATGGCTGGTGTTGGGATTGCGGGAACTGCGACTGCTTTAAACGAAATTGCAGGGCAAATGCAGGGGCTTGTGGCGTATGCTGACGGTCTTAAAACAGTGTTTCTGATTTGCGCTATAGCCGGTATTGCACTAGCTGCGTATGCCCGTGTGAAAGATCATAAAGAAGGCGTTCACTAGTGGCAAAAGGCGATAAGGCACTTCGTAAGGCAAAGCGACATAAAAAATTATACCAACAAGGTATGAGAAAATCTGTAGGTAAGTCTGGAAGAGGTACATCTTATTTTGATGCTTATGGAGCTTCATATGACCAATCTAGGAAAGGCCGCAAGGAGTTAGCGGATTGGAAACTAGGTAATTCTTTTGGGGCTGCATCTGAGGTTATTCAGATAGATCCTGCAAAGTATAAAGGTGATTACTAGTGTTCATCTTCGGCAAAATCAAAACCTACATAATCGCAACTTTGGCTCTAGCTCTTCCCATCATTTACGTGATGGGGCGAGTGAAAGGTAAGGCTGCTGAAAAGAATAAAATCCTGCGGGATGAACTACAGGCGCAAGAGAAAGCGACTAACTTTTATAAGGCAATGTCTGAGAATGAAGAAGACGTTATTACTGATCGTCCTAGTCTCCTTAGTAGGCTGCGAAAAGACGGTCTATAGAACTCAACTAGAAATATACTGTCCTCAAATCAAGCAGTACAACGAAGAGTTCAACAACAAATTAGCAGATGAAATTGAGAGACTACCGCCTGAGAACAGGGCGATTGAAGAGGCTATTGGGAACTACGTCTATCTGCGTGACCGCATTCGCCGCTGCAATGAAGAAAAGGATAAAATCTGATGGTAAATACCTATGATAATTATAAAGATGCCATAGACGCAGAAGGCGTAGGTGCTACCGTTAAGATCAAGGGCCAGACAGGCTTAAAAAAAGCTGAAATGGCAAGTGGGTATACAGGTACTAAAAGCACTAGCGGCGGTACAGGTAGCAACGTAATCGACAAAATGACGGGTATAGCTTCTAATGTTGCTGGCAAAGTTGGTGAAGTAGCAAGCAACATTAAAAATGATGTTTCGATGGGCCTTAAGAAGCTGACCATGTCAGATGATGAGTTTAATGATGAAACCAAAAATCCAGGCGCTGCGGATTTTAATAGACGAACCGCTGATACCGTTGCTGCAAATGCGGCTTTAATGTCAGGTACAAAAGCCGCCTATGATGCTCTTAGTGATGAAGCCAAAAAAAAATATGATGGCTTATCTAAGGTCGGTAATAATAAAGGTTATAACGATCAAACAAGCAATGATGATAATGGCTCAAACAACCAAGTTGACGATGGCACGGCAGAAGAAGTAGTAGTACCGGAAGTGTCAATGTCAGAACAAATTCTGCAGATGGCAAAAGATGCCGGTGTGGATCTGTCCAACGAACTTATAACTGAAATAAATGCTGATCCAGACAAATTCTTAAAAGACCGAGGTATGAAGCTTTCGGATTTAGCACCTACATTAGATGCTGAAACTGAAGGTACTGTTTTAGACCCTTCTGATCCCAGATATGACCTTGGTGACGATCCAACGGTAACAGCAACTACTGTTGATGATATTGAAACTGCGGGTACAGTTACTGCAGCCACTCCAACTAAGTATGATGCTGCGACATCTCTGGATCAGCTAGGAACGCCTGAGACTA